AAAATAACAGATCAACCAAAAAATAACTGCAAACGGTGTCATGGCAGAGGGTTCACCGGTAAAAATTCAAAGTCAGGTCACTATGATCTTTGTAGGTGTGTTTTAAGAAACGCAACTGATGACTTGTTAGCAGAAATGTCACAACATCAAGTTGAGGACATCCAAATGCATACCAAAAAAAGCAGTTTTGATGATATAATTGATAAAGTGTGTGATTCAGAATAGTTGACTGCTTATTGAGTCCATATATAATTAGTAATATGTTTAGCAAGTACGTGGAAAAATTTCCATACGGGTATAGTCCATCTAATTCTCAAACCAAACTTCTTAAAGAAGTAGAAAAGGCTTTTAACGATGGGTATAAATTTGTAATTGTTTCTGCACCTACTGGAACTGGTAAGAGTTTTATTCCTAGAACATTAGGTAATGTAAGTACACCACCTACTGACCATTTTAAAGATCTAATTAATTCCTATAATGCTTTTCGAAAAGACCAACATGGTAATTATATTTTTGAAACAGACTGTTTAGGTGAACCCGCATCAGGTACGTTTGCTTTAACCATTACGAAGCAATTACAAGACCAATATAAAACATTATTTGATGATATTGAAATTTTAAAAGGTAAACAAAATTATATTTGCAGTGTAGATGAAACATATGATGTTGAAACAGCTCCTTGTGTAACTACCCCTAAATTAAAAAACGAGTGTTGGGGAAAAAATTGTTGTCCTTATTTTTCTAATAGAAATACTTCTCTATCGAGTGATTTTGCGGTACTCAATTACAAAATGTTTTTAAGTTTACCTGGGCATGTTAAGCGTAAAAATTTTTTAGTGTGTGATGAAGCTTCTGAACTAGAAGAAGAATTGGTTAGAAGATTTAGTGCTGATATTGATTATAAACGGTTGGAGCTCAATAATATAGATTTTTCGAAATTAAAATCAGATAAGTATGACATACAATATAGGTGGCTTATTAGTTTACTATTTTCAGTAAGTGAAAAAGTAAATGAGCTCACAAATAGAAGCACTAATAAAATTATAAAGTTGTCTTTACCCGAAGTTTCAAAATTGAGATATTTAAAAATCTTGCATGGTAATTTAAGTACCGTTGAACAAACGTGGCATAAATGTGAGTATGTTGTTGATCGAAAATCAGATAGAGTTAGTTTTACACCCCTTAGGATAGACAATTTGAGTAAGCATATTTTTGATTATGGTGACAATATTTTACTAATGTCTGCTACTATTACAGACCATGAACAGTATGCTAAGGTTTTAGGTATTAAAAAATACAAATACATAGAATCACCTTCAGTATTTGACCCGAGTAAGTCTCCTGTTTATCTTTCTGCTAAACCAGTACTTAATTATCAAAATTTACAAAAGTTTTTACCAATTATAGCAAAGAATGTTCAAGATTTATGTGATCACCATAAAGGGGAAAAAGGCATAGTACATACTCATTCATTAGAAATTTGTAACTATTTAAAGACCAAGTTGACTGGTGATAGGTTTCTATTTAGAGAAGAAACTGCAACTAATGAACAAATACTAAAAGAACACTTTAGTAGTCCAGAACCAACGGTTCTGGTTTCACCTTCTTTATCTATGGGTACAGATTTAATTGATGATAAAGGGAGATTTCAAATTATTGTTAAAACACCATACCCACCTTTATCAAATAAGAGAATTAAAAAGATGTTTGATATGGATAAAGATTGGTATGCAAATAAGGCGTTATGTGCATTAGTACAAACCACAGGACGCTGTACTAGATCTAAAACAGACTATGCAGTAACGTATGTCCTAGATGGTAAAGCGAGAACACTAATATCTCAAAACAAAAACAAACTACCTAAACATTTTATTGAACGTTTGATTTGAATAAATATTTGAAATGCGTTGGAAGTCAAACTATTTCGAAATACAGGATTTAATCATTCAATTTGCGAATGCTTTTGATTCTATCGTCATAGGAAGGTATAATAAAAACCGGGTTCAGAAAGATAGAATATTTGTAAGATATTTATATTCCCCTAAGCAGAGAGTGTTATATGATATTGTTAATAAAGCAAAAACAGTAACTCTCCCTGTGGTTGCTATTACTATAGCCGGTATTACTCGTGATAATGATAGAGTTTTTAATAAATTACCTGCTGTAGGACAAGGCGGTAGTGGTAATGCGTTTTATTATCAAGAACAATTTGCTCATAGTAAATATAATGCTCCAACACCTGTAAACATATCAATCAATTTTACCGTTTTAACTCGATATCAGATGGACATGGATCAAATTCTTAGTAATTTTATACCTTATACTAACCCTTATGTAATTATAAGTTGGCCTGTTCCTAAAGATCTTGTTAGTTTGGTTCAAGCTCAAGAAATAAGAAGTGAAGTTTTATGGGACGGGAATATAAGTTTATCATACCCTATAGAGTTAAGGGCCAGCGAGAAAGCAAGAGTAGTTGCTGATACGAAATTTACAATTAAGGGCTGGATATTTCCTGCTTCAGAAACAGTGGTTGATAACATTTATAAGGTTGATTCTAATTTTTATGCTGTCAGTTCAGGTACGAATTTACAAAATTCGAATTACCCAACTTTGAAATCACAATTGTCTGGTAGTCCTGATAGTGACTCATTTACTATATCAGCATTTCCAGATGAAATACAAATATTTAAAACAACGCAAAACCAATGGTGAGAAAAAGAATACCTTTATTAGTTAATTATTCGCTTTCAGGTCAACATGGCGGTCAGCTTATTTTTAGTGAAAACCCTACGGTGTTTGAATTTGATACCCCTTGGTTAAAACCAGCTGGTGTTAAAGGTCTTACAAAATATTATCAAGGGTTTTTAAGTGCGGCTAACCCGTCGAGTTTCTTTTCAGGTTCTTTATCATCGACCCCTTTAAGTAGTGTAAGTTATTTTACTTCTAATAGAACTTTATCAGCAAGGTTTCCAGCTTTTAGCGGATTTAATATAGAGGATTTTGGTGGTGCTGTAGTAAGAAATGATTCTAAGCAGACAATTAGTATAGACCTAACAGCGTTATCAGGTAAAGCAACAGGCCCATTTAAGATTATTATAACAGCACCTGGCGGCCAAACGGAATTTC